CTTTAACTCTTCCGCGATCAACGGACTTACTGGTGTTTGAACCTGACCCGGATCGCCGTCCTGCTTACTGCCTTTATTTGTATTCCGATCGATAATCATTTTACTACTCCCTATAACTGCCCGTTAAAATCCGTCGCGAAGTGCGACGTTTTCTGCTCTATGCCTATAATTAAAAAGAGATTTCCGATATCGACGACTCACAATACTATCGGTCGGAGGACCGAAAATTTCGTGAGCCTTCTGTTCGGTAATCACACCTCTCTTAATCAACTCACATACCACCGTTCGCCATCCGCGATAGTCCTCTCCATTAGGAAGATTGTGCGCGTCTAGTCGAAGTACGCTCCATTCGATCATTGCGGGGATTTGGAGAAAAGTAACATACCTTACATCCGCCCCATGTGCCGTTGGAACAATTGCCCACAACCCCGCTGTTCCGGGCATTCCATTATATAGAGCCAAACAAGGAATTCCATTTTCTCGAAGCTTAATAACAAAATCTTTGGAAGAAATAATATTGATATTTCTCGCTTTAAAGTCAATTAATTCCGTTTGATCTTCCATTCTGTACTCTTCAACCATACCGTCAGACATTTCTTTGTCATACGCATAAGCTTCTTTCGCGTAATTTTTATAGTCTTCTGGATGTGAGTACCAATCCGGGGTCCCGTCTTTCAAAAGTTCTTTTATTGTTTGATGAGTTGTAGCCAGGTCGTGATGTCGTTTGAATGTATCAGCGAGGGGCTTGTACTCAAAGTTTACTTTCCAGGACATTGCTTGCCTCTTTGGAGTACCGACGCTTTGCAGCCTCGGACATTTTCCGTTTTGTTTCTTCTGTGTGCTTCTTCCCTTTATGAGCTTCTGACATTTTATGTCTAGCTTCTCCAGTCATTTTTGACCCGGTATTTATATTAATCAATTTAAGCCGATGCTCTTCTGACATCTTACTTCCTAAAGAAAAAGTATTACCTTTGTTTCTTTCTAACAATTTTTCTCTAGTTTTTTCTGATATCTTATGACCCTTTTGACCTTCAGATACTTTACGGCGTTGCTCATCCGTAAATACATAACCTGTTCCACCGTCTCCACCTTCTGTCAAATTATAACCATTGGGTGCTTTTGTGCCAAAAGCTTTAATTAAACCTTGTTCATATAAATTAGCTTCCCATTTAGTCCCTATAATAACTAATGGTTGAATTATGAAATTCTCCGACCCGTACTTGCAAATTGCATTATAAAGATAACTACAAAACGGACGACTACGAATACGAGTATGCTCCTCCCATCTAATATTCAAATCCTTAGATGTTTGACCCACATACTTTCTTCCAGTAATATTATTAATGATCACATATACAAGCATTTCACTCTCCTCATAAGAGCGGAATTGGGGGTGTGTATGAGGCACACCCCCTCATCCTAAATCCTAACACTGGTTGCAACCGATGTCAAGAAACTTTATTATTGAATTGCAGGAACCGAATCAATGAACCTGATCCTCTGACTGTTTAATCCAGTCTGAGGCGGAAGAGAGATGGTCTGATGAAATTTATACGAACACCAACCTCCGATTGTGGCTGTAGGATCGAACGAAGACGGAGGAGCATCCGTCACAACTCTACAGTCTATGGTACGCCAGTCGCCTTCATCAAGATCCGTATCACCCGGCACCTCAAGCCAGATCCCGATCATCGCGTAATTACCGAACACATAGGAACGGTACGCGGTGTTGCCGGAACCCTTATAGTTTGAAGTCGTGGTGACAAACGGAGTCTGACGAATCACAACGTTTGTACCTGGAAGTTCGATCTCGGCCTTCTGA